AGCATCAGCCCAACAGGCTGACCGGTGCCGGTGACGGGCGTGGTCCCAGCGGCATCCTGATACAGAGTCGTCAGATCGGACGGGTCATACCATGCGCCTTCGTCCGACGGCCCGAACAGCGCGGCGATCGCTGCGTCCAGGTCAAGCCCCACGGTGGGAACTTGGACCGCGCTTTGGGAAAGCCCGATGCTGGTGCCGAGGATCATCGGATCAGAACAGCGCCACGAGGTTGCTGGCTGTCGTGCCGGACGAAACCACCTGGGTCGCCCGGATCGGGAGCACCGAGCCTGCCTTGGCAGCTGCGAACGTGATGTTCGTGCCGTCCTCCATCGTGGCGACCACGGCCCCGTCGCCGCCCACGTAGATCGCTCGGCACGTCTGGGCGAACGGGGTCCCTGGGGTGATCGCTGCCGCCCCAAGAGCGGGGCCGCTGCTGTTCTTGATCAGTTCGTTTCTTGCCATCTTTTAAACCCTTCAGCTTGGCCGGCCGGGGAACCAACCGGTTGCGATCTCGGTCCCGAACGCATCCAAGAACAAGGACCGGTAGGTTGTGCCATTGTATACTGACTGGATGAATCCGCGGACAGAAAGGTTAGCTGTCGTCGGAATGTTCGTCGTGTGCGTTGCGATCGGGGTCGTCGTGCTTGCGTCCAAGTCGAAAAACTCGAAGCCGGCTGCGGTCTTCTTGATCGCGAACGTGCGCCAAGACTGAAACAGCCCGGAGATGTTGCGCCCGGTGTCCGTCTTCGTTCGCGAGCTGCTGGCCGCTGTGCACGCGTAGATGTTGGCCGAGACGGTCGAATCGTATTCGAAGTAGGCCCCGTCGACGACGTCGCCCGAAGCTGCCGGCGGGTTCCGCAAGATGCCCCAGCGGAACTTCGCGCCGTTGGTGTAGTTGACAGACACGCGTAAATAGAATATGCTGTCCGTAGCCGCGTATCCGATGTAGTTCGTGTGGGAAGCGATCGACCCGGTCGTCGCGCTGGTGCCTGCGTCGCTGCTGACGACCAGCACCCCTTGCACGTCAGCGGTGCGCGTCCAGGTGTAAGCCCCTTGGTTGGCTTGGTAGGCTCCGCCGCCGGAAGTGGACTGCTTGTTCCACGAGCCATTTTGGTCGTGGGGCAACAAGTGGTCCCAAGCGATGTTCAAGTAGAAGTTCGAGACTGCGCCGTCGACCGTCGTGGCTCCGGTGCCGCCTTCTGCGATGTCTGCCAGCGCAACCGATCCGTCTGGCGAGCAAGCCACCCAAGCCGCGCTCGCCGAGTCGTAGAACTCCAGGATGTCGGTGATGCCGCCGGTGCGGACGCGAACCATGCCGGCCGCCGGCGTTGGCCGCTGCGCTGTCGTGCCCTTGGGAACGACGATGGCCCCTGTGCCGCCTTGGCCCAGCTCGACGATGACGTCGCCGCTCGCGTCGTAAGCCTTGATGAGTTCCGAAGAGTCCTGACTGATCTGGAGCGCTCGATCGCTTGCCGGCTCCAGCTGCTTAATCGTGATGCCGCCGGTCTTTAAACCGCCTGTGGTGTCTGGCCGGCCAAGCGCAAACGCCACGCCCGGAGTGGCCAAGACGTAGTTCTCCGTCGCGATCGAGCTGTTGACGTCCTCGACGTCCTCTTGCGACTTCAGACCGAAGTAGTCCTCGCCCTCGAAGCGGGGCGGGCTGAACATGATCCCGCCGTCCGCGGTGCCGCCGCGCGCTCGGCTGTTGTCGAACGCCTGCTTGTAGGTCCAGTCGTTCGTGTCCTGGTCCTGCGCGCCCCACGCCCGCATCGTGAGCACTTGGGGCCGCGTGCGCTCGTCGCGAAGAACCATCTCGCGAGGCAGCTGCGGGTTGCGCTCGAAGTGCGGGAAGTTCTTAATCCAAAGCTGCGGCCGGAAGCTAATCGACGAGAACGCTTCGTTGAGCGGGTGGAAAATCGTGTAGGTGTCTTTCGACTCCATCGTGGTGCCGCCGATGTGATCGACGACGCCGCGCTTCTGCTCCGGCTCACGCGTCCAGACGTTGCGACCGCTCCAGCGCCCCATCTGCTGCCTGGGGTCCTGCCAGTCGCTGCCGATCGACCGCGAACCACCGCGCCGGCCGCCTGGGACGAACTGGTTCAGTCGGCTGCCGGCTCCGCCTCGCCGGCTGGCTGTCAGCCCCGTGTCGCCCGGGACGCCGCCGTAGATCGGGTTGTTCGGGCCGCCCTCCCACGGCTGCATGTTCTTGTTGACGACCTCGTTGCAGATGTCGCCGTCTCGCGGGGTGGTCGGGCTGCCGCCGTGCGGGTGGTCTGGGTTGTATCCGTCTCCGGGGTCGACTGTCGGGCCGTCCGGCGCTGGTCGCCCCTGCGTGCCGCCTTCCGGGTAGTGCTTCTGCCCGCCGTCCGAGCCTCCTGGGCCGGGAGTCGTCGGTCCGTCCGGGCTCTTAGGGGTCTTGTTCTCGTCCTCGCCGCCTGGGGTCTTCCTTGGGCCTCCGCCGGGTCCGAACAGCCAGCCGAGACCGAACCTCCAGCCCCCGGGACCAAGCCCGAACCAGAAGCCAAAAAAGCCCCCAAGCCTGCCGCGCGGGCCTGGGGTGGTCGGGCCGTCGACTTCCTCTTTATCGCCCCCTCCTGTGTTCGGGCTTTTGCCGCCGCTTCCTGTCGTTGGGCTTCTTCCGGTGGGGTTTCCGGGGACTTTGTCCCTGTCTCCGGATGGGGTGGTTGGCCCGTCCGGTATTGGGGGAGGAATGTCTCCGCCGCCGCCGGGCGTTCGGCCAAAATAATAGAAGTGAAAGTGAAAGTGGAAATGGTTATGATATTCGTTTTTAAACTCGTATCTCGGTTCGCCCGTCGTCGGCCCTGGTTCGAAGTAGGGGACCTCGCAGAACCACTTCCACTTGCCCATCTTCGCACCGGTTAGGTGGAAGTGCCTCGCGACCATGTCGTAGGCGAGATGGACTCGCGCGCTGTGCGGGTAGGTCTTGGCGTCCTGCGGGTAGGGGATGCCGGCGAAGTCGAGCGGGGCGTCCTGGCTCGGGTTGGCGTAGAAGTAGGCGTTGGTCGAGATGTGCGCGCTGTTAACCGGGTTTCCTTCCGCGTCGCGTTGGCACTGGTGGAAGTCCGCTTGGCTGCCCAGGTGAATCGGGCCGAAGCCGCCGACGGCCGCCATGAGTGCGACGCCGTTGCCTTGCGGCTGCGGGACGAAAGAGCCGAACTCGCCGACCTCCTTCGATGTCTCGCCGCCGCTGGCCTGCTGGAATCCGCCGAAGCCGTTGTCGGTGCCCTGGTGAACGAAGCCTTGCGCCTCTGGCGAAGAGCCTGCTCTGACCCGTGTCTGGCCGGGTCTCTGGCTTGGCGGGTTGTTGAAGTTGGCCTGCGACGAGCTGCCGCCGCCGCCACTGCCCGTCGTAGGGCCGCCGACCCCACCGCCGCCGCTTCCTGTCGTTGGGCCGCCGACGCCGCCCAGCGGGCCGTAGATGGCCCCGTAGCAGGGTGTCCCCTCGACGCCTGTCAGCCCATACTGAAGCGCCAAGATGTTCAGGCTGTTGTCACTGCCGCCTGGAGCGACCCCCTCCGCGTCGGTCGTGATGACCCGGACAAGCGTCTGAAGTCGGGCCGTCCTGTTCTGGCCGGTGCCCGGATTCGGGACGCCCGCCATGCAAATGTCGCTGTTGGCGTCCAGGTCGCAGACAAGCGTGCCGCACGTGCCGTCCGCCGCCGGCGTGTTGACCGCGATCAGTCGCGGGTCCGCCCACAACGTCGCCCGGTTGGGGACCTCTTCGTCGGACGTGGTGCCGACGGTCAGGCAGATGGCCCCGCCGGGGATCGAAGGCATCCCACTCCCGAGCCACGACGTGCGAGTCTCGTAGCGGGTGTCGTTCTCCATGAAGCTGGAGCCGACGGGCTGCACCTTGCTGATGTAGCCGATCGCGTCGCGTTCGTAGCAGATGGTCGCCCACGCCATCGCCCACGACCCCATGCCGCGATGCTCGCGCCCGCGGGTCTGCCAGAAGAACCACGGCCGGATGTCGCCGATGGTGCCCATGCCGTTTTCATCGGCCACCATGATGTTGGCGTCCGCTGCGGCTGACCGCTGGCCGGCCCCGGTGTGCTTGCCTACTCGGAACCCTGCGATCCCTAGCCGGATCTCTGGCTTCGTCCCGTCCGCCGTGAAGTCTTGGAGCGGGAAGTAGCCGATGTCGGTCCGGTCGGAAACGTGGGTCATCCGTAAGGTCTTTGGCCGAGAATCTGCTTGCGGGTCGAGTCGTCCAGCATGGAATACCGGCTAATCGGCCGCGGCTGCGGTGGGCAGTTCATGATGTTAACGACGCGTCCGCTTGGTGCGCTACCGACTTGGATAGCATTCGACGACATGTTGCCGTAAAGCTCCATGGCTTCGCGTGGCATCGGAAGCGTGACGTTGCCGGTCCATGTGTCCGCGAAGCTGCGGAACTGCTCGGCTGCGACAGCTAGAGCGTGCGCTTGCAGATGCCGGCCTTCGAGGATGTTTCGGCCGCCCGAGTTGCCGCCCGTGTCGCTGCCCCCGCCGTCGTTCACAAGGACGAAGCCTTTAAACTCCGGGTTCAGCTCTTCCTCTTCTCCGTCTTTTGGTGGTCGCGGCTCGTCGCGAAGATCGAAGATGTCCGGGAAGGAGTTCAGACAGTCCTGGTCGTCTCTCCACGCGAAGCGAGCTGTCATCTCGCTTGCCGCCACGAAGACGTTCAGATCGGGACCATCGCCGCCGGTGATCCCATACTCGGCTCGGTAAGCCTCGTCGATGTCTTCCGGGTTGACCGCCACCCGATGGAACTGGGTGTTGTTGTTCGGGACCGCCGGGTAGAACGTCATGACGACGAACTGGCCCATCGAGTTGTCCAGGCACAAGCCGTCCGCTCCGCTTTCAGTCGGGCCGTCGACCATGATGATGGCCTTCGGGTCGTCCTGCTTTGACAGGTCGCGGATCGGGCCGGTCTTGTCGCTGCTGCGTGGATCGCTGTTCCAGGTCTTGCCGTCGCCGTATTCGGACACCAAAAACCCCGGGATGGTCTTCTTCAGCCAGCCAGCCTTCCTGTCGATGAAGTGCGTCGAGAACAGCCCGAGCTGTTCGTCCATGATCTGGACGGTCATCGGGGCTGGGTAGCTGGACTGAATCGTCCGCTCTGTTGGCCACCTTCCGACGCCCCAAACGTCCGGAGCAAACTGCGCCCCAAGCCAGTCGACGTTTTTAAACAGAAGCTGCTTCTCGGGGTCGTCGCCGGCTCCTTCGCCTCTCGACCAAGGCATCGACTGAGTGTTCGGAATCAGACATAGCTGACTCCAAACCATCGACGGGACGCGTGTGCCGGTGATCGGGTCGAGAAGGTTGACGCGTGCGTTGACGATGCGCCGGCAGTTCTGCATGAGTGGCTGCGAGATGCGCCACGTGTTGCGGAAGTGCTGCCGGATCGAGCCGATGCGCGCGTGGGTGCTTTGCGCTTCGAGGTATTCTGCGCCGCCCGGGGAGCAGATGTCTTCCAGGGACCCGAACGCGTAGTTCCTTCGAACTACCTCCCAGGTGATCGGGATGACGCCCGGGAACGAGCTGGTCTCCCATGCGTTGAACAGCTCGTTCGCCCAGACGAAACAGCCGGCGGGAAGCGCCGTCTGAGTCGCGTTCAGCGTGTAGGGGTCGGTGATGGTGACGTTGGTCGACTCGTCGACCGTCTGAAGGACGTTGATCGCGTAGGGGGTCAGCTTGCTGGGGTAGTTGGCCGTGTCGCTCATGTCGTCCCAGCACTGAAGGAAAACCTCCACTTCGCGCTGGTAGTGAACGATGACCCTTTTCGGCCGAACAGCTTTGCGGTCGATCTTGATCGGGTAGTCGCCGACCTTCGTCCAGGAGTCCTCCAGACGCTCGACTTTCTGTCCCAGCGCCGAGTCGTCGATCGAGTCGTAGACGATGACTTTGCCGTCCTCCGAGACGAAGATGTCGGCTCCCGGGATCAAGTTCAGCGCCCGGCTGAGAGCTGCGTCTCCCGCGTCGCGCAGCGTGACACCGACGGTCGACATGACACTGCCGCCCTCCGTCAGCGGGAACTCTCGCACCTCCCAGTTGCCTTCTTCCAGGTCTTCGAGGATGTCCTCGATGATCTCGCGCCCCGTCCACTTCTTGCCGTCGTTCAGCGTGTAGCGGAAGAAGTCGAACTCGTCGATCGTTGCTTCAACCTGGATCGGCAGCTCGGTGACCGACGTAGACTTGTTGCCGGTCCGGCGCGGGATGTTGTAGTCGCGCGTGACCAGCTTGTAGCGCCACTTCCAGCGCAAGTCGGAGACGATAAAGCCAACGCGATTCTTGCTAGTTGTTGGGACTTGATGTAGAATAGAAACTTTGCGGAACCGGCGCGTCTTGCCGCCCTGCTGAATCTCCAGGGTCAGGTCTTTGCCCAGCTGGTTGCGCAGCTGCGACCACTGACTCTTGTGCACCTCGAAAACTGACCGGTAAGGGGTCGCTCCTCGGGTGATCTGCCAGATAGCCGATCCGACCGCTGCGATCGGGACGCCGCCGATTTTGACCGAGACCTTGGACATCAGGACCCTCCTCGCCAGCCCGGGAATCCGCTGCCCCCGCCTCCTCCTGGCTCGTTGTGGAAGCGCTCGGTGATGATGTCCGTGACCGTGAACGTGCGCAGCTGGCCAAGGTCCGGGTGCCCGATGTAGCTCGGGACGCCCTTGCTCGACGAGCTGATGACGTTCCAGCCGGCCGAGACTCCGCTGCCCGCGTTGCTGCCGGGTCCGCCCGATCCGATGGTGCCGCCGCCCTGCCCCGCGCCTGCGCCAAGCGACAGCATCCGCTGCGCCGGCGGCTTGACGCCCGCGATCTCGCTGGCCGTGTCGGCTCCCGCGCTGCCCTGCCCGGTCGACAGCATCGCCGAGTTCGACGCGTTGTCGTCGATCATGACCGCGATGCGCGTCCAGACGCGTTCGAGCGTGGCGAAGCCTTCGTCTGCGTAGTAGTCGAGCGGGCCGCCGCTGTGGACCGGCGTGTAGTCGATCTGGCGGTTTTCGCGATACTGCATCGACTCCTGGATCTCGACGTATTCATCTCCGCCGATGGGCTGGTAGATGAACGACATGGAGACGTTTAAACGCTTCTTCGTTTCGTCGTAGCTGATCCTCTGGTTGTCGACCGCGTAGACCCGGTTGGGGAACATCGACACAAAGTTCTGCACGAGGAACGGCTTGATCTTCGACTCGAAAACGCCTTGCAGGTCGGTCGTCTCGTCGATGTCCAGCCCCGCGTCGAACGTCGCCTGGGCTCGCTCCAGCTTGAAGACGTTCTCGCGCGTGTCGCCGGCGTAGGCAAGGTCTTGCGAGAACGAGACCGTGTGGTCTTTCAGCTCCGTGTCGTTCCAGACGCTGAGAGACTGCGGGAACAGGATCTGGTTGTATTGCCGCGTGAAGGTCGTCGTTGCCGGCCGCGGGTCGCCTTCGTCCGTGTAGCGGTCGAGCTGCGTGGTTTCGTCGTTCAGCTCCCAGTAGGCTCCCGAGTCAACGAAGGTCAGGTAGGACGACGCCTTCGCGTCGAACGTGGCCCGATACTGCGCCAGCGAAGACGTGGTGCCGATCGGAGTGTAGACGCCACGGAACGTGACAATCTTTTGGCGATTCGACTGATACTGGACATGGACTTCCAGGTCGCGCAGACCGTCGTCCACGGCCGCGTCCGCCGGCAGCTCGCCCGAAACCGTGACCGTGTAGGCCCGTGAGTAGGCTCGGTCCGTGTCCGAGTTCCCACTCTTGACGACCGAAGCCATCGCTCGAAGGATCGTCTCGCCTTCCTTGTAGGTCCAAGGACTGCCGTCGATGTCGATGACCAGTTCCTCGCCATACTCCAAGCGCCGATCGAAAGCGGTTTCCACCGCATCGCTGCGCGTTTTAAGCTGGACGTAGCTGTCTGACGCAAAGATAACGTCAAACACCAAGCGGATCTGCGAATAGTTTTTGTCAATGATGTAGGGGCCAAGAATCTGGTAGTCCGTGTCGCCACCGACCTTGAAGCCTTTGTATGTAATAGAAAACGGGTTGGTGACTGGCATAGCTGCACCCTATCCAAACGGGTTCCAAGATTCGAACCAAGCCCGCACTTTGTTAAAGCCTGTGTTGATCGCGTCGGAAAGCGAGTTGCCTAAGTGTTTTCCGATCTGCTCAAAGATCTTGCCAAGACTTTCTCCAGCAAAAGCGGAGTCCGCGTTAATCATCGACATGCCGACCTCGCGCGATTCGTGGAACTGCTGCCGCGCCGCGAAGTAGTTCTTGGCCTCCTGCGGGATCTGGCCGCGCTGGCCGGCCGTGAACGCGAACATGTTTGCAGTCTCCTCGCGGGCCGTGTTGGTCGCGCGCGCCTTGTCGTCGATGTCGCCGAGCACGAAGTCGTTGACCATCTGCCCGAAGCGGTTGATCTGGCCGCTGAATACGTCCGACAGCCCGGACCGAGTGCTCTGAGTCACCTGCGAGATGGTCGGAGCCGCTGCTTGGTATCCCTGCCGAAGCTTGTCGGTGATGCTGAAACGCATCCCAGTCGCCGCGCGCTCGCCCTCCTTCTCGACCTCGTCGATCTCTTGCTTGGCTTGCGTTGCGTCGACGACGACTTTGATTTTGACTTCTTCGGCCATTTCTTTCTCACTTCCAGCCGATCGACTTCTTCAGCGCATTGTAGTGCGGCAAAACCTTTTTGTAAGCGCCTTCCACCATTTCGTAGCCAGCGTCTTTGAGGCTCTGCCACTTTTGCTCGAAGCCGTGCGTGATCATGTTGTAAAGCTCTGAAAACAGCTTTTCCGTTTCTTCTGCCAAGTGCTCTAAAGGGCTGTAGTCTCCTTCTTTGATGATGTCGAAGATGCGCCGCGTCAACATATCGGCTTGCGTCAGCTCTGGGTATTCCTGACGCAACAAAGATTTCCCGCGTTCTTCGTATATGTTGACTCTGTTTTGATCGAAAAAGGCTGTGTGGATGGCTCCCATGCCTTGCTCGCCACGACCGGATCGGCTCATCTGCCCGAGCCAAGCCATCAGCTCTGGGCTGCTCTTGGCTTGGTTCATGGTCAGCTGCCGGCCGCGCTGATCGTCGTCGAGGTTCCCCAGGAACCAGCTGTTCATCATCTCGCTGGCCTCTGCCTGCGAGCTGCCTGCGTAGTTTAAAAGCCCGGTCGTCAACGCGTAGAGCGCTGTCGAGGCGAACTGCGTCATCGGGTTGCCGTTGGCCGCCCGCGCGAACATGCCGGTGTCGATCCTCCTGCCGGACCCACGCATCGCCCGCTGCGTGATCTTGCTGGCCACGACTCGCGTGCCGTGCCGAGTCAGCTGCCGCGCGCGCTGGCTCTTGGTCCAGGCTTGGTAAGCGAAAGAGTTGGCTCGCGCGTATTCGTCTTGGTAGCGGTATCGCTCCAGCGCCGACCTCGACCGCTGGACTCTTGGCCGCATGATCATGTTCTCGGACGTCGACTCCGACGCCTTGAACGATCGAATGCGGCCCGATCGCCTTGCTCTCTCGCGCGTGATGATCATCAGGTGCGGATGTAGCTGCCGACCAGCGCTTCGCTAGAGCTGGCGGGCGAACCGGTGCCTCGCGGGTCGTATTGAGCGAAGACTTGGTAGACCCTGTTGGGCGCGAACGGGGTCGCGGTCTCCAGCTTGTCGCCGGTGAAGATGGTAGCTGTCAGCTCCGCCGGCGTGGCCACTGGCGTGTCCCCTGTCACGTAGCCGGCCACGAACTGAAGAAAGTCGAAGCGGTTGGAGCAATGCTGCCCATACCAAGACAGGATGTTGCCGGTCCGCTTCACGATCTGCGGGGCCGCGTAGTAGGGCTGGGCCGTGCACTGGCAGTCCAGGTTCAGCTCTTCCGCCGCGATGTGGTGCCCGCGGGTCGGTGTCTGGATCGACCCTGCGCCGCTCGTCGAGACGCTGATCGACGCCCCGTCGAACAGGTTCAGCTTCTGCACCGCGAACTGTGCGCGCTCCAGGACTTCGCCCAAGCCAGCCCCCGCGCTCTTCGTCATGTCGGGCCGCGCGCCGCCGATCAGCGCGAACTCACCCATCGGGTCGCCGGCCACCTCCACGCAAATGCCCACTGTGACTTGCTGCTGAAGGTAGTCGGGCGCGTCGTCGTCAGCCGTCGCAGACCCCAGGGTGACGGTTGCAAACGGAAACGCCGCCGGCAGCTCCTCCTCCTGCGGGACCGCGCCGGCGTAGATGAAGACGGACCGCGGGCCGAAGACTACCGAGCCGCCTTCCCACGTGACCGTCGCCAGCTCGTGCTTGATCTGCTGCGCCAGCTGCCAAGGATTCATGTGCCCGTCTCCTTCTTCTTGGCCCCAAGGAACTCTCTCATGACCGGCCTGGGCGCTGACTGATCAATCGGCCTGCGCTGCACCGTCGGGCTGCGCACTGCGCCGGCCATCGACAGGGGCGGCTTGGCTGCCGGCTGCGCCTGGGGCTGCTGCTGACGCCTCTGGATGATGCTCTGCGCCAAGCTGTCCATCAGCCGCATCGTCAGGACCTCCTCGCCCCGGCTCTGCCCTGCGCCGGCAGACACGGCCGCGTCCGACCCCTCCGGGTCGTTGATCGCGTATCCCATGGCGACGACCATCTCTTCGGTGTGCTGGTCGCCGATCTGCGCTAGGTGCTCCTGCTCCATCTCCGAACAAGCGAAGAAGAACTGGAAGTCCGGGCGCTGCGCGCGAAGCCAGCGGCGGTAAGCTTCCGTCGAAACCGTCAGCGTGGTCTGGTCTTGGTCTTTTTTAAACATTAGAGACCCGGAGGCATGTCGGCCAGCCGGCCGATTTCGAGAATGCGGTTTTGCTCGTCGCGCAGACACTCGACAGCCATGGCCATGCCGAACTCGGACTTGCGCTGGAACGAAATGTCGCTGTTGTTTTCGAAGTCCGGGATGCCCCTGTAGACCAGAAGCGCCGGCGTGTTGATCGGGTCGTCCGGGACGTAAAGAAGCTTACGGGCTCGCGGAAGAGCGGAAGCCCCAGGCACCGCGCGCGCGGGGACCCGGAACGATGTGTGCCCCGTGACCTCGCCAACCTCGGCGAAGTCCGGGTGGAGCAGAAGGAGCGCATCGTCGTCGAACCCACGAAGGTAGAAGCCCACGACCCAGCGGTTGTCGGCCTCCAGGAAGTCGCTGATCTCGCCCCGCCCCTCGCTGGACACGAGGTAGGAGTTGCCCTGCGGCTTGACCACGACAGTCTTGGTCAGCCCGACCTCGGTGCCGCCGTACGGGTAGGCTGTTGTCAAGTCCGTCGGGTTGACAACAAGTTTTCCGGGTGCGCGGATTATTCTTGCAGGATTGCCAGCTGCCATTTATATTTGCTCTTTGAGAGTGACGCCGATCATGTCTTCGACGTCCGCGATCGTCCGCTTGGTGACGCCCAGGAACCTGCGCCTGTGCACTCGGCCGATGATGGTCTGGTTGGTGAACTTCGGAGCAGTCAGCCAGCCCAGCCGCTTCTCGTATTTCTTGCCCTTGCCGGACAGCCATTTCCGGATGGCATCCTGCATCGGCTCGGTGATCTTCTCGGACTCGGTCTCGCCGCCGTACTGGTGGTCTTCGGCGTAGGGTAGCGCGCTGCCCACCACGACCGCGTCGTCGCCGGCCACCTTGAAGTTCAGGGTCATGCGCAGCTGGCCCGTGTCCATCAGCGCCGGCCGCGTCTGGAATCGCCGCTTGAACGGCTCCTTCCGGCCTGCCGCAAAGTCCGCGATCAACCCGAAGATGTTGACGTCCTTACGGGGTGCCCAGCTCCGCCCGCCGAACTCTTGGCGTTTAAAAGCATCCTGCGACTCGGACACCATGATCATGCCGATGCCGCGAAGGATGTCTGTCTTGTTGGCTTCTAGAACCGCTTGGCAACGCTCTAGGATTCTGCCCGGCTCATAGGTGACCCGAATCGTTGCCATGCGCTCATTCTACCGATCGCCTCATCGGAGCGAAGTTGTAAGGGAGCGAGTCCCAGTCAGACCAGCCACGCACCGGCCGGCCGTTGATCGTCTCCGGCCGCTGCTGGACGCCCGAGTTGCTTCTCGGTGCCGGGTGCCCGCGTGCGCCGGTCTTGCGCACCATGGCGATCATCCCGTCGTCGCTGAAGACCTCGTCCCACTTGACCTTCTCGATCGCCGACGAAGACCCCCCGCGCCGCCACAACATCGCGATGACGCCCATCTCCGCCACTTCGACGTGGGTCGCGTTGGTGGAGTCGTAGTCGATCTGTGCGTAGACCGGCCACAAGTTGATGACCGCCTGCGCTGCCGCCTCGCCAACGCCGGTGTCGATGGTCGTCGCCGATCGGTCGCGGATGTTGGTGAGAGAGACCAGTCCGCTGGTGTCGTAGTCAGCGACGACGGCCGCCCAAAGTGCGCTCGCGCTCATGTCGGGTCGGTGAAGGTCGGGGTGCCGGTGGTGTGCGGAAGGTATCCGAAGCCGGACACCCAAAGCCAGTATTGAAGGATGCCCGTGCCCGGAGCGCCGCCGGTGTCGGTGAACTCGACGATGTCGTTTCGGAGCCAGTTGACCGGTGTCGCCGCGGTGTGCCGGAGGCACCAGTAGGTCCCGTCGATCAGGGTCCAGGGGCCGAACAGGCAGTCGTCGATCAGGAGCGTGCCGCTGGACGATCCCGTCCAAGAGATTTTGACGGCCACCTCGTCTTGGTTAAACTGCTTGAACCAACAGCCCTGATCCGCGTCGAGCGTGATCTCCTGCCAACCCGATCCGATGGCCGACAGCGCCACTGTCTTGGTGGTCTGGCCCAGGGTCAGGGTGACGCTGCCGTCCGTCGCGCTCCCGATGGTCTTGTTGACCATGATCCGGAGGAAGTAGGGAGTGAACGCATCCAGCCGGCGAACTCGCATGTTCGCAAGCGGCTGCGACAGCACGATGTCACCATGCCCGCCGGCCATCGCCAAAGACGCGTCGACCGTCGCGCCGACGTGCGACTTGTAGAAGTTCGAAGTGTCCTGCGAAATGTGGTTTCCTCCGGACTCTTCGGTCCAGGAAGCGAACCTCGGGGTTGCCCCGCCGGAGTAGGTCGAGAAGCTGGAGTTGGTCAGGAGACTCCCGCCGGCCCCGGTGCCCGCGTGGCGACACGTGATCGTGGTGCGCGCCGCGTCGCCAGACCCGTAGCTGCCTCGCTCCAGGTTGTCCGGGCCGGCCGCCTCGCCGATCATCTCGAACAGCTCCGCGTGCTCGTTGGTGCCGCTGTTCTTGTCGCCTCGACAGATGAACTGCTTCCGCTCGACTGTGCACGCCTCCAGGTCGAAGCCGTTCTCGTCCTCGGTTAGCCGGGTGATCGTGCCGTTGCCGATGTTGCTGCCGCCGGCGGTCGCGGTGTCGTAGGTGATCTGCCGGCTCTTGACCGTCAAGCTGTTGTCGATGAAGTGCTCGTAGAGCGCCGTGAAGATGTCGCCGGGCTGCCGGTAGCCGGCTTCCTTGCCCAAGATCGCGGTGTACTCGTAGAGCGCCGGCGTGATGATGCCGGAAGCGACGGCCCCCCCGACCATCGTCGAGAGCTGCGCCCGCATGGAAGACATCATGCGCGCGTATTCGTCAGGCAGGTAGACGCCTTCGAGCGACTGGGTCAGCGTGTCGAACGTCTGGCCTGCCCCCATGTGGACGGTGTCGTAGTGCGCCCGGAGTGTTTCCAGGATGTCGACCGCGTTCCGCCACTGGGTCTGAATCTCGTTTTCGGTCGGGGTGCCGCTCATCTTTAAACCTCAAGCTCCGCGGGCCATTCGAGACCTGCGTTTTCCAGAACTTCGGGGTAGAAGCTGCCCCTGTTGCCCTTCTCCTGGTCCTCGCAAAGCTGTGCGAACACGAAGCGGGCCGCCGGTGCGTCGTTCGGACTCGGGGTGTAGGTCCGAACCGGCTTGTTCATTTGCGCGCGAAGCTGCTGCTCTTCGGCCGTCTGGATCGTGATCAGCTTGCCGCGTCGCGGGCGGATGTGGTTGTCGCCGACGTTCTGCCCGGTGCCGACTTCCTCGCGGACGCCCTTGTCGTCGTAGAACCGGATGACGGTCCGGCGGAGCCTTTCTTCCAGGCGGAGCAAGTCCTGCTGCGACAGCTTGACCAGCGCCCCGATGACGGGGATGCGCTTCTTCTGGTTCGTCCGCATCGGGTCGGGGACGATCAGCTCGTTAACCTTGGGGAAGCAGATGCCTGCAAGGTCGATGTGCTCGACCGGGGTCGACGGGGTGACTCCAACCCAATACCAGAACGACTTGGTGACGCCGAGACCGGGGCTTGTCAGCTCGGGGACGAGCGTGTTGCCGGCGCGAATCTTCGACGACTTGGCCTTCTTCTGCCGGCCGGCTGGCTTGCCGACGTCCGGATTCCTTTCCGGCGCGAACTTCGTCGGTGCCTTCTCTTCTTCGGTGTGCATAGGTTCATCTCCTTTAAATGCACGCATTAAAACAGCCGCCACCCACCGTGGGCAGCGGCTGGTTTAAAAGCTCGAATCAGTTGTTGATCTTGATGCACCCGTAGGGAAGCGCGATGCCTGCGCCGGCGCGCCGCTCCCACTGGATGTATTCCTCGCCCGTGCTGCGGGTGTGGTCGGAGTTGTTGTCGCCTTCCAGCGACGTAAACTCCTGCACGCCCTCGCGATCGAGCAGGAAGGTCGGCTTCTTCGGGGCTTCCTTCAGGAAGATGTAGAAGTCGCCGGTTGCCAGACGGCTCGACGCCCAAAGAGTCACGTTCCGGCTCGCGTCCTGCACGATGTTGCTCGGCGTGCTGGCCGCGGTGTTGGAGCCGTAGACGACGCCCTGCCGCTTCTGCAAGAAGGCTTCTTCGAACGCTTCCAGGTCGGCTGCCGCGTGGCAGATGATGACGCCCGCGTCGACCGTCTCGCTCGACAGCAGGGGCTGGCCCTTGCCGTCTTGGAACAGCAAGAACTGCTCCAGCGCGTTGTAGTAGTCGGTGAGGATCGCCGAAGCGGAAGCCAGTCCCGATCCCGACAGGAGGTTGCCGCTCGAAACGCCGAAGCGATCCGTGCTGTTGCCGTCCTGCGTCGCGAACATCGCCGCGCCGTCCGGAGCGTTCGGGATCGCCGGCAGCGTGTCCGTCGACCCGGTGATCAGGTCGAAGAAGAACCGCTCGGGCAGAAGAGCCGCGCTCTGGCCGGCCATGCGAGCCACGTCGAACAGGCTCTGGGTCTGGTCGTCCTTGCGGTCCTCCTTGTGCCAGGGAACCCTCCGCGCCCAGGTGTAGACCGGGACGGTGAACTGCACCGAGTCCATGGCATCGGTGGGGATCGCGGTGCCCCTCTGCCAGAACTCCATGTGGGGAGCCGCCTCGAAGTACGCGAACTCGTGCTGGCGGTTGGTCGCGGACACGTTGAGGTCCATGACCATCGAGAGACGCGAATCGGCCTGCCGATTCTGGATCGCCGAGTAGGTGTCCGCGAACTCGGTCCGAAGACCGTTCGCAAGGACCGACGACGCAATGATGGTTGACATTTTAAAAGCCTCGCTTGGTCAGTTGGTCAGTTGTCGCCGTTGTACTCGGCCGGGGTGTAAAGACGGACATCGCAGTCCGAAGCGGTGCGGAACCGGACGACGTATCCGATCTTCTTGGCCGCAACCGTCGCCGTGACGGTCAGGTTGGCCGTGTCCGAGTCGTCGCAGTAGACCGGGTCGCCAACGCTCGCTTGCGTCGCGGAACCAACAGCCATGTGCATCAGCGTGACGCCGGACTCGTCCACCTGCCCCTCCGGCGGCTTGGCGTCGCTGGTCTCGCCGACGATGACCCCGTCGCCTAGGCGAGAGTCGCCCGACTTCAGGATGCCCAGGAACAGTCCCGTGGCTTCGGTGTAGTGGTCGAGGTAGCCGTTCGCGTCCAGCTGCACGAGCTGGCCTTCGTAGAGCTGCACGTCATTCTTGATGACGTAAGACCCGGTGCCCGCGTTCGGGGCCGTCTTCCAAATGCGCTTTGCGTCTGCGTTTGCCATTTTTTCTTCCTGTTGTGTTGTTGTCAGTTGCGCGCCATGTTAAGCTCGACGTAGCGGTCGAGGCTCATGCGCGTGTGTCCGTTGCGACGAAGTTCGTCATACTCGCGCGCGAAATGCGCAGCGCGATCCACCGCCTGGGCTCCCTGCTCGATGTAGCGGTTGGCGACAGCCGGCGTCTTTGGCGAAGAGAAGAACTCCGCGCGCGGGTCCTGCTCGATCGAGTAGAACGTGTCGACCATCGACTGGACGTGGGCTTTAAAAGCCTCGGACCCATGCTCGCGATGGAACGCGTAGAGACGTTCTTCCAGGTCCGCTCCGAGCGGGCGGTTGGCGAGCGCCTGCATCGCGATCCGCACGTGCTCGTTGCGCTCGTCGAGCGCGTCGCGCTCTTCCAGCTTGGCTCGCAGCGCCCGAACTTCTCCGAGTGCCTTCGCCATCTGCACGCTCGCGCTGTTGGCGTCCTTCTTCTTGGACATCCCAACCGGTGCCTGCGGCATGGGCGGCTGGACCATCTCGCCGGCCTGCCCCGGGGTCATGCCCGGAACCTGCGCCTGCGCGGCCTGCTGCGTCGCTTCTGACTGCGCCTTGCGCGCGTCGACGGCTGCGCAGATCTGATCCATGTCGGCCACCGAGATGGAGCCGTCCTGGATCATCGCGATAATCTGAGAGACGTCGATGACACCCGGGCCGCCTTCCATGCCTTCGGTCGCCGGGTCAGGAGCCATCTCCTCGCCGCCTTCCTCGGCCATGTCCTCGGCCATGTCGGTGCCGTCGGTCGGCATTTCTTCGTCTTCGGTCTTCTTGTCTTCTTCGTCCATGTCTGCCCCCCTGGGCGGTTGCTGGAAAAACACGTGCGCCCCCTTGGTCGTCGCAAGAAACGCGATCGCTTCCTGCCCAAGTTGGCGGCATGGGTTGGCGGCTTTGCGCCGGGAGAATGATGCGGCGGCTTCGGTCTCCTCGACCTTGTTGACCATCAGCATCGGCAGCTCCAGGTAAGGAGCCTCGTGGTCAAGGAGCGCCAGCGAGTCGATGCCCGGGTTGCCGACGTCGAAGATCTCGACGCTGCGATACGGCAGCCGGCGCATCAGGACTTCCTCTTGGACGCTCGGGTCGGTGATGACCAAGTCGGCCATGACCGCGGTGCGCATCTGCCCTTTAAACTTGATGCGCTCCGTGCCCGTGATCTTGAAGTAGCCGGCCGGCCGGACGTCGCCGCGTCCGTTCTGGTCGTGGTGCCGGATGTGAAGCGGTGGGTGGTAGCCTTCGTCGGCCGACACTCGCGCGCGCTGGACAGCCATCGCGACCCACTTGTCGTCGAACTCGTGCGTGCCCCGGGAGCACGTCACGAAGATCGGGACGCTGTGCACGGTCAGGATGCCTTGCTTCGTTCTAGTTGCTTTGTATCCCTGCATCGTTTTCGACTATTCGCTGGATGGCTGCTAG